GGCTTCGAAGGCCGTTGCTCTATCCAATTGAGCCACTCGGGCATGGCGGGAAATACCTTACCTATCAGTGCTTTATAGTATCAATCAGCACCATCGCCGGAAAGCCCTTTTTGACCGTTGACCGCTTTTTGACCGCCTATCGTCGGAGCGTGTCTTACAGCGTCGGCCAGATAATCCGGAGAGAGGTGAGCGTAGCGCATTGTCATCTTGAGTGTCGAGTGACCAAGTAGACGCTGAAGCGTGACGAGATCGCCCCCGGACATGACGAAATGGCTGGCGAAGGTATGCCGCAGAACATGGGCACGCTGACCTTTAGGGAGCGTGATACCAACGCGAGCGAGGGCGTTTGTAAAAGCAGCGTAGGGATTGGTGGAAAAGACGGTAGCGCCATGCGCATGGTGGTGAAGGCGCCGGAAAAGATCGGCAGAGATCGGAACAGTGCGGCTGGACCCATTTTTTGTATCAATGAAGGTCACGGAGCCAGAACGGAGCTGGGAAGCGCGGAGGGATAGCGCTTCGCCCCAGCGACAACCAGTGGAAAGAGATAACTCAGCAACCAGATAGGCATCGGAGCTGGAAGACAGAGCGAGCAGAGAGAACAGAGCATCTATCTGGTACTGGTCGAGAAACGATAGCTCGGTGTCGGGCTGGCGCAGAAGCCGGACAGCGGCGAAAGGATTATCACCCTGGTATTGGTTCATTGCGATAGCGTGGTTTACAGCAGCGCGAAGGTATTTCAAATCGTGGTTAACGGTCTGAATGGATCGGCCATCGGCAAGGCGCCGAGAGCGAAGTGCCACCACGTCTGAAGGCTTGATCGACGAGAGAGCGCAATCACCCAGCAGGTGAGCAAGACGAAGCAGGTGGCGCAAGCGAGCGGAGCCGTCTTTAAGATGACTGCCATGGGTATCGAACCAGAAATGCGCACAGTCTGTCAGCCGCATATCGCAGGACGTGCGGCCATAAACAGAGCCATCGGAGACGGAGGCCAGAACCCGCTTTTCAAAACGCTGGGCTTCACCCTTTGTGGGGAAAGTGCGCCGGGCGCGCTTGCCCTTCATCCCACTGGGACGGATATCAACCTGCCAGCCCTTTTCAGTCTTTCTGATGGTCATGCGGCCCTGCCCAACATTCGGCGCTCTATCAGCTTGTCATGCAGTAGCTGGCGAAATTCGGCAGCGTGTATGCCGCGGGCGCGGTAATAGGCGGCTATTTCATTCCAGATGCCGCAATGCGCAAGGCCATGCATGGCTTGCTTGGCAGTGAAGCCCTGACGGGCGTAGAGCGATATCAAATTACCGACGACCAGCGCGATATTTTTATCGTTACCCTGCCCCGGCGTCTTTTTGCGGCGCTTGTAGAGAAAATCGGGAGCGCTGGAGTGAAAACGCGGATCGTCACGAAATAGCTGCCATGCGGGATCAATCAGGTCACGGCTATGATCAAGGCGCTGGGACTGAAGCGCAGAACGCCAGAGGCCGGTCAGATGCGGCACCACGTCGATGAAACGGGCAAAGCCCTTGTGTGGATCAGGGCATTCGCCGGTATCGGGATTATGGGGCTCACCACGGGCGTAGTCAGCAAGTACAGACTGATGGAATCGACACTCGATGCGCTGAACAGGCTGATCGGGATCATATAGCGCCGTGCAGGGATCATCACCCGCAGCGGTCGACCAGATGCCCTGCCAGAAATCGAGTTTATCAGTCGCAAGGGCCTGTTTTGACTTGTTATAGGTGGTGAGCTGAAGGGAAGCCGCTCGCCCGAAAGTAACGGTTTCACGATCGCCATAGCCGGTCGCGATAGTGCCCTGATCGAGCTCCATACGGTTGATACCGTCGGCGGTATAGATATGGCGGGAGCGAGTGGTAAAACGGTCGAGAAAGTCACGCGGTGGCGTCCAACCCTGTACGTCGATAGCGAGATGAACGGCACAGGACTGGTGTTCCAGCCGGGCGAGCAAATGACAAGCAAGGGTATCCATGTACGTCTGACAACCGTTCGCACCATGCTCATAGATGAAATGCGGCGAGAGCTCAATCTTGACGTGTGAGCCGAAGGTGTCGAGCTTGGCATGGCGGGAGCGAAACAGAACTATCACGCCAAGGTCGTTATTCTGGAGCTTGTAGCGATAACCGCTGTCCTGCCCCACCGCGCCAACGATGAAGTCGGAGCCGGCCAGATTGACAATAGCGCCCTCGCCGGACTGATAGGCTTCGCGAAGACGGTCGAACTCATAGCGGCAGGGAACGCCGGAATAGGTCTGCCGGATGGTGTCGATACCGGCATGGAGAATACGGATGTTTGACAGATCGACCTGCCCCGCCGGGCTCAGAAACAGATTGCCAAGCGGATCGGCTTCGCCGCTGGCGAGAGAGCTGATGCTATAGCGATCCCAATCGGACATGATGAACCCCTTTTTCGTAATGAATAATAACCAATCAATTTTGGCGCTGACGCTGTTAGTTGATGAGACGTGTTACAGGGACGGTCTCATCGATGCGCGCGGTTCGGTGCGTCCGGTGGGGCGCTCCGGCCGCGCGCAACGGAGAATGCGGTTTGTAATCAGTATAATTTCCATTAAACATATGACAGCGGCACAGAGATTGGTTAATGCATAAGACATGATGAATAAAAATTATCATTGCGGCATTAACCTGAAGCAAATGCTATCAGAGCAGCCATGAAGATTTATAAGAGAAAGGCTGCTAAAACTATCAGAAGGGACAATTGCAAGCAACTCTCGGGAAACGGCTTCAACAATTTGAGCATAGAATCGAAGCCGAAAAGCAAGGTGAGAATCAAGGTCAAAAGCATCCTGAAAATTATGTAAATAACGAACTTCAGACTGCAAAATAGCAAGAGACTCGACAAAGGGTAAAAGGTCAGGAGACATTAATTTAGAAGTCATCGCGGCATCACCTCGACAGATTGCGGAAGACCAAATTCGAGAGCATCAAGACAGACAGGAAGGGAAACATTGAGACGAACTCCGTCACTGTCAAAGAGACGGCATATTTCATCATTGATAGAACCGCCTGAAGTGGCCACTACAACTTCACGCTCGGAAGACTGTGCCGCTTGACCGATATTAAGTTCGGATTGACGCGAGGCGCTGGTATCGGAAGACGAATCATCAGCGTTAGCATCGAGTATAAGGGTATTGATAGTGCTGGAAAAAGCGAAGTAAATCGCAACCACAGCGGCAATAAGAACGGCGGGAGCGACGTAAAGGATGCGAGGCAGACGACGCTGGACAGTATGCATCGAGGCAGACTGATACATCGAGAAAACTTCCTTCGGATAACGCCATATCTGCTGTTCACAATCAGCATCCTTACGATGGGATGCAGGACTACTATGACACTGCCCTTCCCATCGACTAACAACAGCGCCATTAAGGCCACCCTTTCGCATAAGATGTTCATGGGTATCAACAAGCGAACGAACGTCAGCAGTCAACTGCTGAGGATTCTGGCAGGTCAGCACAAAGTCGATACCACGATGCCTATGCGTCTCCAAAGCGGATATCTCTGCTGGAGGCGTGCCAGTACTGCGATATCGACGCCATCGCTGCTGACATTCATCTATAAGGACAATGGCGCCATCAGGGCAATCCATCCATTCATCAGGAATAGGAGACTGTGCCTTGAGCCCATTAACGTTACCAAAAAGTGGACGATCCTGCCCCGCTTCCATGTCAATCAGTCTACGAACAGTATCAACCGCACGAAGTGTCTTACCAGCCCCGGGCACGCCTGAAATTAGATGAATAGCCATTAGCTCCTGCCCCCAGTGATCGCTGAACCCGGCTTGAGACTCCAGGCATTCATGGTGGCACGTAACAACAAAGCAGACCCGATAGAAGACAAAGCGACCGGAAAACCAGCCAGTTCCATAAACCAGAGAAACTGGCCAACACCAGAAAGCTCCGACGTAAAGCGATTGAGAAGCGAACTTATTAGAGTAGAGCCGATAGTTGTAAAAACAACAAGTGATGAAACACGAACAAGAAGAGACGACACCATATAAGTGCCAAAGCGAGTCAATATGCTAATAAGAATAGTCCACATAGTTATGTCCTTTCAAATTACTAAGCCGAAGTACGAACACCAAGAACAATGTAAAGCGCAGCAAGAAAACCGACGGCAATAACAGCCCCCCTTATGTAAGTAGCAAAATCACAGATCGGTTGCCAATCAAGCTCTATATTACCCCATCCCAAAGGAAGAGGAATAACGGCAGGAGCAGGACAAGAGCCAGAACCAAGTCCAGTGCTATAATCAGGAAGCTCGGAAATCACTTCAGTCTGCCACTCAGGGGACTGATCAGGAAATCGAGAATCATCACCAGTAGGATTCTTCATTATTTCATCATAAATCTGGGAACTTGAATCAGTACCCGGACTAGTATCTTGATCAGGATAAGGCCTATCAGAATCATCATCATTACCATAATCATGGGCTAGATTCTGACCATCTTTCCCAACTCGATCAAAAAGTTCAGGTGGAACAGAACCAGAAGAAGATCGAGAAGATACATTATTACTAAAAGGGGAATCTGAATTCTGAGAACGCCAATCGGAAATGTCACTACCAGAATCAATAATATCATTCACAGAATTAGGCGAAACATTATCTGATAGAATCTGAACAACAACATCATCATCAAAAGAAACAGAATCACCACCAGAATCTGAATCAGGATATTGAAACTCAGGAGAATTCTCAAATCTTGTAGGATCAGAAGCAGAAGGACTAACAGTATCAACATATGTTAAATAAGAATCGCCATTAGGATACTTAAAAACACAAGCCACAGCATAATTTTTGCTAATCTTATTATAATCCAGAGAACCTATAGAACCACCCTGACAAATAGTTTTTGCAGCAGCATAAAGCGTATCCCAACCTTTAAAGGAATAGCCAGAATCATGGCCATTTTCCTTAGAAACTCTGTCTGCATCAACACGATCGCCACTACCACCAGACTTAGACAAAGAATTAGTAGCGGCATCATAAAGATAACCAGCACCCTGAAGAGCGGTTATAGCCCAACCAATCTGGGTGCCCCTTTTCAAAAGAAAAGATGCAGCCCTACCAAACCGACGAGCCGGAATCCAAGTGCCAGTTTTGACATGGCGCGTAACACCACCAGGCAAATTAGAGTGCCTGACATTAGATTCGACCCTTATTTCACGATTGCGCCCGGACATGCGATCAACAGTAGCTTCCATGGTATCTATACGAGATCGGACATTTTTATATCTCAGATCAAGATCAGTAGGCGCGGCATAACTCAATTGTGGAAAAGAAGCCAAAAGGCACCCAAGAATGCAATAATAACCAAAGCACCGTCGCTGAAATCTAGCATTTCGCATCCCCTTTCCCCCATTTGTGACAGAAAAAGGCGCACATCCACTGTGCGCCTTTAAGTCGACAGCGTGTTAAAGCGCGCGACGGATCAGCTTAGCCACCTTGATGGCAGCGAGCACACCGAGTACAGCAGCCGCAACAGCACCAACAGCCGCCATACCGGAAGTGATGGTAGAAGCCGCAGCAGAGCCATCGGGAACGTTACCGCCACCACCACCTTCAGCAGCAAAAGAAGGAAAAGAGGCAAGCGCCATAGCACCACCAATTGCTGCATTGCGATAAGCCGTCTTGAGCCGACGACCTTGAACGATCATTACTTTTTTCATGGTGTTCACCTTATGTTGAATGCTTTTCCAACGGCGCGGGCTACCCATGCGAGCGCCCAGACGCCAAGTATTGCCGCCACTATCTGCGATCCTTCGGCGGCACTCATGCCAGAAGATGCCTGGCTGAGATCAGCTGCATCGACCCAGACAATTGCGTGACACTGGGAAAGCTGTTCGTCGTAATCGATGCAGGCTTGTACTTTCATGAAATATCAGCCGCTGGTCCGTTATCAGGTAGTCGACTTGGCCTTATCGGCAGATTCGGCCCCGGATCGGCTGTGACCGGCGTTCGATGCCTGGCCGTTTCCGCCACCGATTGGGGCGCGGAGGGCGACCACGTGAAGGCTGGTCATCTGCCGATTGTTGCGATCCTTCGTCATGCGGATATCGACATCGACTTCGACGTTGCAGGGCGGTTCAAGGCCAAGGCTTACAAACTGATCGAAAACGCTGTAATCAGCAGACATTTGTGAAAAATCGATGCCGGTACTGTTTTCGTTACCCGCTCCGATATGGTCCATGACGGTGACGCTGGCGCCCTGTCGTCCATCCATGTTGTAACGCTTGACGTTGGCGAGGCGGACGGTCATCTGGTTAGCCATTTCCGTTACTCCGATGTTGACGTTTGTGGTTTGTCGTACTGCTATTGCGTGGCCGTTTCCCTGTCAGATCGGGCCGGGCAGCGGTCCCGTGCTCGACTCGGTCGATAACCCCGTTTCGCTGAGTCGAGCCGTTGCAGACGCTGATGGTGCTCGATGCCAAATGCTCCCGCTCAAACCGAGCAATCAATCGATCCAACGGAATGACCGAGAAATGGCCGTTGCGCGAAATTGATCCCCCACGCTCTACAAACTCGGTGCATACGACCAGATAATCCATTGATTCGTCCCTTAGCTGGTGGCCTTGGCCTTATCGGCGGAGTCGGCCCCGGATCGACTGTGACCAGCATTCGATGCCTGGCCGTTTCCGCCACCGATTGGGGCGCGGAGGGCAACCACGTGAAGGCTGGTCATCTGCCGATTGTTGCGGTCCTTCGTCATGCGGATATCGACATCGACTTCGACGTTGCAGGGCGGTTCAAGCCCAAGGTTTACGAACTGATCGAAAACGCTGTAATCAGCGGACATTTGTGAGAAGTCGATGCCGGTACTGTTTTCGTTACCCGCTCCGATATGGTCCATGACGGTGACGCTGGCGCCCTGTCGTCCATCCATGTTGTAACGCTTGACGTTGGCGAGGCGGACGGTCATCTGGTTAGCCATTTTCGTTACTCCGATGCTGGTGCTGCGTTGACGTTTGTGGTTTGTCGTACTGCTATTGCGTGGCCGTTTCCCTGTCAGGGATCGGGCCGGGCAGCGGTCCCGTGCTCGACTCGGTCGATAAACCCGTTTCGCTGAGTCGGGCCGTTGCGGCCGCTGATGGTGCTCGATGTCATAAAGGGCTCGCATCCGGCACCGTGCGCGATGCCGGCGCGGTGCCGGATGCGAGGAAGGTCAAAAACAAAACCGCTCCTATGCTCAGGGCTCCGGGGGGCGCTGTTACCCCCCCCTGCCCGCCGTGTCGTCGGAGGCGCTGTGCTCGCTACCCGTGCGAAGGTCAAGGGTTCGCTTCGCCGCTGCGCGCCCTTGACCCACGCACAAGCAGCGAGCAGGTAGGCGGTGCGACGACGCGACGGGCGACGGGGGGCAACAGAGCAGCATTTCAGCGGGCCTCGACATGGCGGTTCTGAATGTGGTCAATCAGCGCAGCGTCGCCGGATTCGAGCAGCTGACAGGCGTGCTCAAGAATCAGGTTCATCAGTGTCGTGGGCGGCGTGCGCTGCTGGCCGCTCTGCGCAATCAGGCGGTAATAGACGCTGTTCGGGATATAGAGGTTCTGACGATGCGAGTCAGCAGGTTTAAAGGCCATGGTGAAGGCTCCGAGTCTGGTGGAGGGATGCCGAGACAAAAGACAGGAGCCGGAGAGAGCAAGACATATCGCTATCAGGAGTGATAGCGGATACATCGGCCTGGCGGCTCGGTTTAGAAGCCATTCGGCAACGGTTACGTACAGAGAAAGAGCGGGCTTGTGCACTGGCACGCTCGAGATCGGCGCGGAAGACGTCGGAGATAAAAAGCCCCTGACGAACGGTGTTAGGGGTTGTTACGTCAGGGGAAGCGGGCCCAGCATACAGCGGCAATTCGGGCTGGGATTCGAGGCCACGAGATAACGCAGTGCGGCAACGAATGCGTGAACAGAGCTGAAACACTGTTTTGACGAACAACCATGCACTATGGAAGCCACAGAAGCCGGAAACCACGCAATAGTCGCAATGCTCGGAGGTGTGAAGCCCATCCAGATCGAGCAACGCGAACACACGGTCAAGAGGCACCGTCATGGGAAGGGTAACGACAGAATCGCACTTGCTTTCATGCACCGAACCGGTATAGGTATCGCGGCCAATAGTGCAGGCGTAGAAATGAAAAGCGAAATTCGGATATGAAGACGTTTCGGTGATCGAAATTTTCATCACAAGCCCCCTTCATCGTCGATCAGGTCGCGAATCAGGCCCACCATGTTCACAAGACGACGCTTGCCCACTTTCACGCTGGGGATATCGCCGTTATGCACCCATGCCCGAACCGTGGGGACTGTCACGCCGGTGCGGCTGGCGAATAGCTCCAGCGTCATGATGGGATGGTTGTCGGTCTGCGGTGTCACCTGCTCCTGTTCCATAACGCCCCCGATAGCGTTGGTTGTGATTCGATGTTTTTGATTGTGGTATGTTTAGGAGGTCAATTTACCAACAGTGTACTCTTAAAAGAGGACACTTAAAGCGAGTATACTCGCAGGCGAGTACATGTCAAGCACCATTGCATCGCGTTTGAGAGAGATAAGGGAGGCAGAGACCAACGGAAGACATGAGTTTTCCCAAGTCACTGGCATATCTAAAAAAACAATCGAGGGAATAGAACAGACAGGAAGAATCCCAAGAGGAGATGTCATAGAGGCTGTATGCAGAATATGGCCTAGATATGCGCTATGGTTGACCACCGGCATGGTAGACACAGAAGGTGGGCAAATAAGCCCAGAAGTAGAAAGGGCAAGAAAAGAGCTTAAGACTCAAAGAACGGTCGCCAAATCGCAGGGCAAATAGCCAAACGATGGTGCCGAGGCAGGGGAGAAGGGAACAGAAACTAAAAAGAGAGTTTAATGTTATGGAAATAGATTTTTGGCAGAATATATTAAAACCTATGCTATCAGTGCTATGGCCCCTACTTATTGGCGCCTTGGCTCTAAAAGCCATTCAAGTTATCTGGAGAGAAAAAAAGATAAAGAATTCAAAAAAAGATATACACAGTGAAAAGAAAGATAAGAAAAATTACTCAGAAAAACTGATGGAAAAAGGAGGCGCATACACAGCGCGCTCACACTTAATGTCGCCAACAGAAAGAGAAGTATACAATGCATTAGAAAGAGACTACGGGCAGAGCTTCAAGATTTTTTGCCAAGTAAGAGTAGTAGACATCATTCAGCCTAATACAAAAAAATATCATGTAAAAACAAGGGAGTATCAATCATTATTCAGACAGCTATCACAATGGCATTTTGATTATGTCATTTGCGATATAAACAACTTTGAAATACTCTATGTTTTAGAACTCGACGACGCAAGCCACGAAAAAGAAGAAAGACAGAAGCGAGATAGAATTCTAAACCGTGCATGCGAAGTTTCAGGCGTAAAGCTTCGCCGTTTTAAATTAAAGAAAGATAAAAGCGTAGAAGTAACATATTCCAGCGAAATGAATAAACAAAAGGCGTCCAGAAGCTTTGCCGAACACTAATATCAGAGAACAGATGATAGTGACGCAGGCAATAGCCAGTGACCGGAAATTGACCGTTTTAACCGTCAACAACGGGCAATAAAGCAACAAGTGCAATGGATAAGTCATTGAATTGAATAACAACAAACAGCATTGAACGCCTTAAAAAA